TCCACATAGGTAAGTTTGTATTAATATCTAATGTATTTACGAATAAGTCGACTAATATACTTTTAATCCTTTTTGATTCTGAGTAAACTTGTAATGTATAACCATTCTGATCCGGTGTTGTTGACTCTTCCGCGTAGATATCAAGAGCCGTTGAGATCTCAGGTGTGTATTCCATAGACTCGTAGTCGTAGAATGCTGCTAACCTCGTTGGTTCATAATAGACCGCCTGAGTATATAAGTTATTTTCAACTTTAGCCCAGTTAGTACTTAAATAAAGTGATTGTTGGTTTTGTAACTTTGCCTTCTCATACTCGGCTTTATCGGTAGTTTTGAGTAATTCCTTTTTATCTAACTTATAATCAGGTTTATCGAGACCCAAAGTAGAATCGGGCCCAAAAGTCATTGCTAACTTTTGCCAAACCGTTAGATTTTGATTATTATTTTCCATATTAAAAGTTTAACTATAGATATAAATATTTCAATAGTTAGTTCGTTGTAGTACCACTTTGAGATTGTATAACTTCTCTTTGTGTTGGTGTTAAGTCATAAGGGTTAGATTTTCCGTTAAAAGTAACGGGAAACACCTTTTGCCCTGTAGTAACCTGACCTTCAACAACGAGTCTAGACCCATTTGCAATTCTACCTGATCTTTTTCTAAAATCTAATCCCATATCAATATTATTTCATCATACCACCAAATAACCAACCATATTTCATATAGTCATCTTTAGATGCTGCATTATTATGTAATCCATGTCTATCATTCATAACATTTTGATTTGGGATTACGGGGTCAAAATGTGTTTCTTTACGTACAGCGTCATTATTAACAATCGCCCATGACTCAATCATGACCTTAGCTTGTTCTGTCGCTTTTTCTAATTTGGAAAATGAGGATTCGGCAATATAAATCGCCATAGATATACCCATGATTAAGTCATCGTGTTGACCTTTTTGGTGATCTGGTCTTCCGTTAATATATATGAAAGTATTCATTTCATTATATAAACGAACACTTCTAACTTTGAATTTGTGTCTAATCCATTCCTCAAACGCCGCGATAATCTGTACTCGTTTGTTATTAAAATTAAGTCCTGGTATCTTTTCTACCGAAGATTTATTATTAGCCCATATATTAAACGGATCAATACCCTCAACATATAAACTTTTATAACCAAGTTCTTGCATTTTTCTAACCGTTGTAATTCCCATACCACCGGTAATATCGACCACAACAAATGCATTATACATCATACCCCACTTATAAGATATTTCAGCTAATGCGTCAGGTGGAATTTTTCCAACATATTCCAATACTTGTTCTCTTTCATCAAAATCAATAATTTGAATTGATGAAAAGTCTTCACTATCCCCACGAGAAACGTCCACACCCATAATGTACTTATGTCCCTCGACAGGTTCTTTCCATATCCATAAAGCATTACCCATTAATTTAGATGGGGGATCCATTAACGAATTATTTTTTATTTCTTCGAGTTGTCTATTATCAAATACGTTATCACCTGAACCAAGGAACTCACAGTTCAACTCCTGGTTAATTTTTCTTTTATCGTATTTAAGCTTTTTAACCATTTTTTCATACCAACTAGAACATGGTTTGTAACCTTGATTAAAAAAATGTTGCATTTCAGTATAATCTCTTTCATATGGGTTTGTGTGTGCCCAAGAGATATTTTTAGTTTCGTCGAATTCCTCTTTATTCAAAAGATAGTGTATCAAATCGTCCGTAGGTACCAAATAAAGATCTTTAGCATATCTAGGGTCTCTATACCAATACATTTCAGAGATTTTGAAGTTGTTCATCCCTTTCAATGCCTGATCGTATATTTCATAATAAATTGGGTCGTATCCGTTAGGTGTTGAGACAACAATTACCTTACCACCTGTGGATAAGGACGCCATACAAGCAGCCCAAAAATCACCATCCGCCTCGATAAACGCCGCCTCATCAAATACAAGAATAGTTGGTGTAAATCCACGTAGGGCATCTTTTGAGGTTGCCACGGCTTTAACCTCAGATCCGTTGTTTAACTTATAATGTCGTTGTGAATTTTTTTCAGCGGCAAAACCAGCACCAACCCAACCAGGCCACTGATCAACAAAGGCTCTAATTTTATTTGCCATCTCCATCGAAGTATCGAGTTTGTTGGCGATAATCAATATTTTTTCAGGTTGTGTTTTCTTAGCAAATACCAATCTTTTTGATACCCAAGCGGCAGTTACTGTAGATACACCCGCCTGACGATATTTTAATGCAATATTTTCCTCGTAATTTTCGTAATCTTCTAATAATGAAACTTGGTCGGGAAATAATTCTAGTGGTACATACTTTGAAACCGTGTTATCGTAAGTTTGTAGGTATGTTCTTAATGCGTATGGAGTGTCTTGTAAACACTTCACATACTCAATCATTACTTGTTCTTTAGTTAAACCCATATCTAATAAATATCATTTAGGGGTTTTTGTTGTAAAGATTACTTTTTACCTATTGAGAACATTTTACCGATTGGTAATTCCATCGGAGCTTCGTCAGAAAACATAGTCATTTTTTTAGGTCTACGAAGGATCATAGACTCAGATTTTTTAGCCTTTTTTTTTATCGCTTCGATTAGATCTTTTTTGGTCATTTTTGGTCTGATGGTATTATCAACCATTTCTGAGATTTTTTTTTCTAAAAATTTTTGTAAATTTTCGTTTGTTTCTTTTTTTACAGTTTTTTCAGGATGTTTCTTTTCTGGCATCGTTTTATACTGTTTTTTTGATGTAGAGTCAGAAAATTCTTTTGCCATTTTACACCACTTACAATTTTTAGATGCACATTTATTACAACGTGCCCAAAACAATCCTTGTTGAGCTTTTGATTCGAATTTTTCACTGATTTCTGCTTCGGCCATACCCATCATGGATCTATTATCACTTGAGTCATCATCCATACCATCGTCTGCCATATCATTTGCATCATGTGGTGCTTCCTGTCCTGTATATGATTGTTCAGCATCCTTACCGAGAGCATTTGCCGATGTTACATCATCAGTTTCATCTTCAGTCATTTCAGTTTCCTTTACTTGAACATTTTTACCCTGTAATGAAGCAGGATCTTGTAAAACCTGATTTAATTTTTTAACTTCTTCAGGGTTTTTACTATCGTAAACCTGTGTAACAACTTCAGTTTGTTCTTTAGCTTCCTTTTTAAACTTTTCTACCAAAATTTTAATCTGAGATTCGTTAAGAGAAGTCACAGTTTTCGATGACAAACCTTTAGCAATCAAATACTTAACATTTCTATTATTTTTCATAAACAACTTCTTTTTCAAATTGTAATACTATATCTCTTTCGTATAGTTTGTTTTTAACCTCTTCTTCGGTATCCCCAAATTGGAATACCAATCTTTTTGTTAAAGAAAAATCGACCTCACTCGTTTCTTTTTCCCAACCCAAAGCAATCACATTATCCATAGAATCAATAACTGAAAATACATCAGAATCTTGTATTAATTCAAATACGATTTCTTCATGTACTAACGTTCCAACCTTTTTGATATATTCCATGTCAGGAGGTAATGGGTATCCGTTTGCGGGTTTTGACTCCCAATTCTCACCGAACACTTCCAAAGTATCTGAAAAGATAAATTCATAAATGTTATCTCCCCTAAAATTCGGACCCATCCCATTTATATAAATCAATCGATTCATATGATATCTCCTCTTTTTGTAACTCTTACTTCGTTAATACCTTCTTTGAAGATTAAATTTCCTTTATTAGATCTACCCATTAATTTAACTCTTGGGTTTTCTCTAATGTAGTCTAATGCAGTATCTAATTGTTCTGTTGACTCTGATAATTTAATAACATTTTCTTTGTTTTGTTTGTAAACCAAACTTGTTTTTCTATCTTGTTTTGATTTAAGGGTCTTTTCCTCTTCTTCATTTAAAACAAAATACTTTGATAATACTTTGTCTACGGAAGACTCGTTGAATGTCCCGTGAGAGAATGTATCTACATCAGGATATTGGAAATGTTTTCTTCCTTTTCGTCTGTCTTTATGATAATCGTCAACAAGATCCGCTTCGTAAACTTCTTCGGTTTTTTCACCCTGCATATTTCTCATTGCAACGTTAGAATAAGCAGCGCCCATATAATCTTGGAATGCGTCTGCAAAATTATCATATCCTTCACCCATTTCAGGTTCTGCCGGTGGTTCAGGAGCAACTTCAGGTTCAACGATCTCTTCTTCATCACTCATTTCGAAATCTTCTACTTCGTCACTATCCTCATCTTCACCACCACCTTCTAATTTAGAGATGATTTCCTCAATATCGTCTTCATCTAAAACATCAACATCAATTGCCGATAAAATGGAATTGATAACGTATTTCACATTTTGTGCGGAAAGTTCTTTTTCCTCTTCGTATGATCTAATTTTTTGTGCTAATTTACCTACAAGTATTTGTATTCTTTTGATGTCCGAAACTTTCTTTTCTCTTGGTTTTTCCTCAACGTCAACATCCATTTCTTCTTCAGCTCCGAAGTCGGGCATTTCTTCGTCTTCACCACCAAAATCAGGCATTTCTTCTTCACCTCCCATATCAGGTGCTGGTGGCATTTCTCCTTCCGCTCCCATATCAGGTGCTGGTGGCATTTCTCCTTCTGCTCCCATATCAGGTGCTGGTGGCATTTCCCCACCCATATCAGGTGCAGGAAGTTCAGGGGCTGGAGCTGGCTCAGGTAGAGGTGCCGGTTCGGCAACTGGTTCTTGAGCTTGAGGTTTTTTAGTCTTTAGTATGAACTTTTTTTTTTGCTCGCCCAAAAGCGGTGTTCCTTCTTCGTTTTCGTAAAGAGTATTGATTTCTTTAGTCATCAAGTTCAATCTCTTTAATGCTTGAGAGTATGAAGAATAATATTTTCTATTTTGCATCGGTTCAATATAGTCCATTTCAGACTCGTTGATTGACTTCTTAATAATATATCCTTGTCTCTCTTTTGCGATTTCGTAAGTATTACCATCCGCTAAAGAAATTTTGTATTCAGTAGATTTTGTTTCATTTATTGATTGAGGGATGTTCTCATTAAAACGAGCAATTTCCATTATTCGTCTTAATTTATCCATTCCTTCAAGTTTTTCACTACCGATAGGTCTTATTCCTGCCATAATTGCTTTATTTAATGTGAATTATTTTTTTCTTAATAAATATATCGTTATCTAAGAATATTTTTGATGTTGGGTATTTATTGTGCCATAGATAAACCTTTTTCTAAGATCTTGTGTGAGGCACCCCTCAATTTTTCTAAATAACCATTTCTTCTTAATATTTTGAATACTAAATTTTCCGATGAGTATTCACCATCCTTTTGGAGTCCACAGGTTCTGAATTTACGTAACTTTTCTTTATACTTCTCAATCAGTTCCTTAGCATCATCAATATCCTCATCCTCAATATTCTCTAACACACCATCGATAATATCCATCCACTGTTGTGCTTTTCTTTTTACGGTCTCTTTATCAATTTTTACATCCTCTTTTTCAGGATTGTGTTGCCATTCATCATATAATAAAGAATAAACCCCACTTGAGAAATGTGCATCTTCCTCACCCTCAACGTATAATTCGGTTTCATAACCAAATATTTTAATATCGTGATTTTTATTAAATAGGGCTTTTTTCAACATGAATAGTTCTTTATATAACTCAAGTTGTGCTTGTGGAAATTGATTGTAATTTGCGATGATGTGGATATCAAAATCTGAATACTTTGACCAACTATAGTTAGCTAAAGATCCCGTTAATACTATATCAGTTACTATTAGATCAACTTTTAAATAATCTAAGAATTGATACGCAATTTCTAAAAGTCTTTCTCTAACCTCAGGTCTCATTTTATACTTTTGACCTTCAGGATCACCCATATATTTTTCATTTGGTAAATACCAAATTTTTGGGTTCAACTCTGACTGTGGTTTGAAACTTTTAAGTATATCAGTAGTATTCATAACAATAAATACCTGTAAACTATAGTTTCTTGTATTTGTGTGATTTAGAAATATTTACGTTAAAGTAATTTCCTTGTGATTGTGCCGATCTAAATTCAGTATATTTTTGATGAGGGACATCATCATACTCATACTTAATACCATTTTTAAATTCTGCAATCATTTTCTTTGTGATTGTATCATATTGTGTTCTAACAATATTTGATGACTGAACCTCGTTCAAAATCGTAGATCCGCTGATTGTTTCGCTTGTTATTGCCATATCTTTTTTTATTTAAAAATAAATATGTGTAAAAAAAAATCCACCCTTTCAGGTGGATCTTTCTTATTTGAGAGCCTTAATCTTATCTCGATATTCTATCGCTTTTTCAAAATCTTGTTTTTTAATACATTCGTCCAATTTTGCTTCTAACTCTAAAATCTTTTCTTTGTTTTCTTCCAAACTTTTGATTTCATCTCTTAATTTAACGGCTTCCTCAAATTCTTGTTTTTCAATTGCAACTTCTAATTTATTTTTCAATAACTCTAAGTCATCATTTTTTGGTTCTGAACCAAACCCTCTTGACATATAGGTAAAGGAAATAGAACCATCTGGTGACCTATAAGTTTTTTTATCCCATCCTCTATTACTCATGGGGAACGAAAACATCTCATCAATCATTCTGTCGAATTCTCTCCAATTAATCATAATTTTTATTTTTTATTTAAGTTTATTTTTATTTTAGGAATATTTTTACGAAATTTGTGCCAAGGGGTATATACTGACAAAATGTCAGGTATTTTGTAATTTATAAAAAATAATACTGACAAAATTACATGATTGGACTTTTTGTTTGATTATTGTTAGTATTTTAAAAAACGAAAGACTATGTTAGAATTTGCAGACGAAAACAACAACAACGAAAAAGCAAAAAAGAAGACTGATGGTGGAACTCCTGTATTGGATAACTTCAGTAAGGATTTAAACAAATTGGCACAAGAGGGTAAATTAGACCCTGTGATTGGTAGAAAGAAAGAGATTTTAAGGATCGCTCAAATTCTTTCTCGAAGAAAGAAAAACAACCCAATTATTATTGGTGAACCAGGTGCAGGTAAAACAGCAATTGTTGAGGGATTAGCTATGATGATCCACGATGGTGAATGTCCTAAAAATTTAATGGATAAAAGAATTGTATCATTAGATATGAACTCACTTGTTGCTGGTACAAAATATCGTGGTCAATTTGAGGAACGAATGAAAGTGATTATCGAAGAATTACAATCAGCACCAAACATTATCTTATTTATCGATGAGATCCATACTATTGTAGGTGCAGGTAATAGTTCGGGTTCCTTAGATGCCTCTAACATCTTTAAACCAGCTTTGTCTCGTGGAGAACTTCAGTGTATTGGGGCGACTACTTTGGATGAATACCGAACTAACTTTGAAAAGGATGGTGCGTTAGAGAGAAGGTTCCAAAAGGTAGTGGTTGATCCATCTTCAAAAGAAGAAACATTTGAGATCCTCAAACAAAGTAAGGAAAAATATGAAGATCATCACAAGGTTACTTATGACGACCAAACTTTATGGACGTTTGTTGAGTTGGCGGATCGTTACATCACCGATCGTGAGTTTCCCGATAAAGCGTTTGATATTTTGGATGAGGTTGGGGCAAGAATGCAAATTGACATCCAATTACCAGAAAGTATTGAGGTATTAAAAACGGAAGCCTCTCAAATCAAATTAGAAAAAATCAAGGTTATTAAACAACAAAATTACGAACAAGCAGCAGAACTTCGTGATCGTGAAAGAAGTATTTTATCAAAACTTGAGGAAGAAAAGAAAAAGTTTGAGGAACACCTTAGAAGTAGTAAACGAACAATTCCTGAAGAATTAGTTTATGAAGTTGTTTCAAACATGACTAAAATTCCAATTTCTAATATCAATCTTGATGAAAGAAATAACTTAATCAATCTTGGTGATAACCTAAACTCAAAGGTAATTGGTCAAGAAGAGGCTGTTATTAAAATTACCAAGGCAATCCGTAGAAATAGAATGGGTATTAAAGATCCGAACAAACCGATTGGTTCATTCATTTTCTTGGGATCAACAGGTGTTGGTAAAACATACTTGGCAAAACAATTGGCAAAAGAAATTTTTGGTAGCGCCGATAATATGATCCGTGTGGATATGAGTGAATACCAAGAGAAACACACCATTTCTCGTTTGATTGGTTCACCTCCAGGATACGTTGGTCACGACGAAGGTGGTCAGTTGACCGAACAAGTTAAAAACAAACCTTATTCTGTGGTTTTATTTGATGAAATCGAAAAAGCGCACAAAGACATCTTCTCAACACTTCTTCAGTTGTTAGATGATGGTCATATTACCGACTCATTAGGTCGTAAGATCAACTTTAAGAATTGTTTGATCATCATGACTTCTAACATAGGAGTTAAACGATTACAAGAGTTCGGTGCTGGTGTAGGATTTAAAACGTCAAAGAGTGATGCGGTACGTGAGGAAGAAAAACGAGAAATTCTTAAGAAAGAATTAAGTAAGTTTTTCGCACCTGAGTTCTTAAACCGAATTGATGATGTTGTAATCTTCAATTCATTAGAGAAAAAACACATCGATGTTATTACAAAACTTGAGATCGATAAGTTATTAGAGAGAGTTTCAGGTAAACACTACAACTTCTCATACAATCAGGATCTAATTGATTACATCTCAAAAGTTGGTTTTGATGAAACCTTCGGGGCTCGACCAATCAAAAGAGCAATCCAAGATAAAATTGAGGATTTGATCTCAGAGAAAATCTTGATGATGGAGATCGAAGAAAATAAAGATTATGTCTTAGGTGTTGAGGATGATCAAGTGTCAGTCCTTAATAAAGAAGAAAAGGTTAGAAAACCAAGAAAAAAGAAAGAATAATTTTTGTTAATGGGGGTTTTTATTATATCTTTGTAGAAAACACAGAATAATGAAAACCCTTATTTTTTTTATCTTCGTATCGTTTATTGGGTTTAGTCAGTCGATCAACACATTACTCGTACAAAAGGTAAATAAATATAGAATTCAAAATCACCTCAAACCATTAGTTGTTTCTGATAATGCGAAGTTATTGAACGATCAACAACTAAATTATATGGTTGAGACTTCTACAATCCCTCTCGATCACACGCAGAAACTTAAAACTTCTTACCCCAAAACATTCAACACTTTCAACGACAGGGTAAATTATGTTTATAAGTATAACTTTGTTTATTTAGGTGAAAATCTATATGGTGGTGTATATGAAGGAACACCTGAACAAGTTGCGGAAACTATTTTTAGGGCTTGGGTTAACTCACCATTACATAATAAACTTATGTTAGATCCGTTTCCTAGTGGTATGTATATCAATTATCAAATCACCAATAAAATGATTGTGGATGGTGTCACATATGTTTGTTGTGATTTTATCTATTGTGTTCTAACAGTATACAAATAAAAAACCCCACCTTTGAGTGGGGTTTTAAATTTAAAAATTAATACTTAAATAATAAGGGTCTGATTTGTATTCAGGTTTCACCTTTATCAGTGAGTTAATTTTTCTTTTTAACATTAATGCTTCGTCACCAGATGGTGGTGATACAGCGATCAGTGTTAATGTATCATTAACATCCTTATCTAACTCTGATTTTTCTTTATTAGGATTTAAAAAATTAGTATCTGATAACTTTGGGATCATTTGGGCTCTGAGTTGTTCAGCATTTGCCTTACTTGCTTCAGATCTTTTCTGAGGTTCTGATATAGGGTTTGGTGCGGTTACTTTAGCTGTTGTTGCAGCAGCAACTTGAGGTTGTGGTGCGTTTTTAGCATTGTAATTAGCTAACCAAGTATTCGCTGGTTTACAATATTGTTTTATATAATTTAACCAATCACCTTTTAAACCTGCAGTTTTTGGGTCGACTATCGTATTACCATAATAATCACGAAGTGTACCTCCTTTAAATCCTCCTTCACCCTCTTTTTTTCTTGGGTCTGTAATGCACTGATATGCGAATGTTTTCGATCCTCCTGCTTGGGTAGTAAAAGTGACCTCAAATTGACCCGTTTCCATGTACTCGGTTTCCATACCACCAATACCTCTTATCCCTGTTCTATTTGCAATTTCCATATCCCAAGGTATGTTGTCTTGCTCATTCACTAAAGACTTACCCATTGCTTTGTAATGCATTCCCAATATTCTTGCCTTTTCTGCTTCCGCTATTAAAAATTTTTTCATATTATCAATTATTTCCTAATAAATATTTGTATATAGTGAAAAAATAAACTATTTTTGTAAAAACAATTCATAATGGATCTAAATAAATTTAAAGAACTCCTGTCTGTGCCGACCAAAACTTACAAGGAAAGTAAAATGATTGAGTTTTTGGTTAATCATTTGTCCAAAGAAGGATACCAGTACAAACTTGACGAATATAACAATATCTACGTGACAAAAGGAACTTTGGCTGAAGGTGAGTTTTATCCTATGTTCATTTCCCATACCGATACTGTACACGAACTTATTGATCAAATCAACGTTAAAGAAGAATACCTTGTACGTCCATATACTTTTGGTAAAAACTTTGGAACTGAACAATCTTTATGTTTAAAAGCTTATAATAATGACGGAAACCCAACTGGTATTGGTGGTGACGACAAATGTGGTATCTTTATTTGTTTGGAATTACTTAGTCGATTAGAAAAGGTAAAAGTCGCATTCTTTGTTTCTGAAGAAACAGGTTGTCACGGATCGAAAATGGTTGACCAAGAGTTTTTAAAGGATGTAGGTTACTGTACTCAATACGACGCACCAGGAGATCACTTAATTTCTTATAGTTGTATGGGAACCGTTTTGTTTGATAAAGACGGAGAGTTCTTTAATACAGCTTTGCGATCTATTACCAAATCTTTTGGGAATGAAATGATGGTTCAGTCACATCCATATACAGACATCATGATGATCAAACAAAAGTCTGACATCTCTTGTATTAACATCTCATGTGGTTATTACAATATGCACACAGCAAACGAGTTTGTATGTCTTTACGATGTAGAACGATCAATCACTGCCGGTATGAATATGGTTACCGATCTTGGATTAAAGAAATACGAATTTGGTTACGAACCACCTAAACCGGTAAATTACCAAACACCAATTTTAGATTTTGATCAAGAAGAAGATTTGTTTTATGATGGTGTTCACCATTTGGAATCTATTGATGTTTTAGAAGAAAAGAGTGGTATTATTATTGCAGATCCTTATGATGGGAATGAGTTTTACATCGATGATGAGGATGGTTATAAACTGTATGAAATTTTAAAAGAACGTTATCGTTGACTACGAGTAGGGTTTACCCTGAATTCTTGTGGATCAAAAAGACCTGGTTGAGTCGCAATTGCAATTACCTCATCCAAAGGAGCAACTCCATATTTTACATCATAAAACCAAGATCCTCTACCTACTTGATATTTAACTTGTAGTGTTTCAGGATCGATATTGTTAACTTTTATATAAGTTTCTTTGGTACCAGGAATTAATTTTTTACCTAATAACCCAAGTCTAGATATTTTACTTACTGATTCAATATATTTTGGGTTGAATTCTTCATTAGCCTTTTCAATAAAGTCATCGATCAAACCTACCAATTTATCACAAGTATATTCTTCAAAAGACTCATTATCCCAAACATTATGTTCAATCTCATAATAAGTTGGTGGGTGGTTTTTGAAGTTTCTCTCTAAGGAGTCAAACATCGCATCCAAAGCTAATTCATCGAATTCCCCCTTTTCCGTAAAAAAACGAACCAAGTTACCCCAACTTATAAAATAGGTGTTAAAACAACTACCAAGTCTACCTGAAGTCCAATTTTCAATACCAAAAGGTCTCAAACCATTACAAAAAGTATCTTCCATTAGTTCAGATGCAGGTCCTGAAACGGCTTTTTCTTTTCCATTACAGATAATATCACTTACTTCATCTTCTAAATTACCGAAAAACTTATCTAAAAGTTGTGTTATAACACCTTCGGAGTCATCAACCCGCATTTTACCTTCTTTTTCTGAAAAATATTTACCCACAGATGGATCTAATATATCAACTAAATCCTTAAGTTTTCTTAATGCTGGATCACAAAAATAACCTAAAGTGTATCCTTCTTTCCAATCATCATAAGCGGTGTCTGAACAATTACTATAGAAATCATAACTATCATAATACATTCTGTCGTAGTTGCTAGCGTCCCATTCGCCATCGCCACCTTCAGCATAGGTTTCAGGAAAGAAAAACTTTAAGAATTGTTCTAAATCATCGAAATTAAAAATTAACCCTTGTTTGGTGACCTCAACGATATTACTAATATCCCTATCATCACTTGTATCGAACTCAACGTCATCAGGATCCAACTTACCCTTATTTAAAAGAAGTATCTTTTGGAAGTCATTAAGTTGTTTAACTTCATCCTCAACAATTAGTCTTTTTTTCATATATTTATAAATATATTGAATAATTCAAATCTTTGTATTATATTTGTATCACAAGTTATTTGACATATGGGGGCGTTTTTGGATTTGACAGGTATTGGCTGAGGAATAAGGGCATGTAGGGACTGAGTTAATCTCTTTAAAAACTGATTCAGAAAAACAACTGGCAATGTGCTAAACAAAATGGAAACTCTTGGATTAGTAAGAGGTTCTGAAGTTACTGTAGCTTAATTTAAGTACGGAAACGGGGGGTCGATCAGACAGATAACCTAGCAACAGAAGTCGTTGATGAGTTGGTTTTCACTCTAAAAGAAAACAACGGTCTCGTTCAGAGGACTACCGTAATACAAGTGAACTCGACACAGTTATTGGTGACAATGTAAAAATAGGAACCATTTATTTCGGAAGGTATGAAAAACCTTGACCTAAACATGTAGTCCTTATCTGACAGGATAGACTGGACGAGGGTTCGAGTCCCTCCGCCTCCACCAATTAGAACCTCATCTTCGGATGGGGTTTTTTTATGTTCAAAAATTAGGGCACAAAAAAAGGGACAATTAAGTCCCTGAATTTTTTTGCCGGTTGCTCCATTTAAAAAAAGAACGCTGAGATTACACGTTTTATTGAGAATCTTTCGAAGGATTATTGTTTCCCCCCTTATCCACTTCCTTTTGAGAAGTAATCCTCAGTGACGGTCTTTTAGGTGTACCACTCCTTGAGATAATAGTTACTCTCTTATTACTCGACTCTCTTCGAGGATGCCTCCCCAACTCATCCTTGCGGGACTAGAGGTGTTTGGTAAGAATACGATCAGACTTGCGATCCTTTCGTGCAATGAACGGCTCATTACTATGTAGTCACCTTTCACTATTACCTGACGGACACTTTTGCTTAAAGTCATATCTAATTATTGGAATAATCAATAGTTCCATAAGTTTTGTGTCGTGGATTGTAGAAGTAGTGGTCCGTCGCGGGCTCCGTTATCTTTTGAACAACGGAATACTCAACTACTCCTTGAAATGTCCCCATTTCCATATTTTAAGATTACTTCGAGATTAACCCCTTGGTAGAAGTTTATCAAGGTTAATAACGGCACCACCCGTACATTAACATACCTTTCGGTTTTAAGTACCCTTTCATATTGGAACACGCAATAATGAAATTGGATAATCTCATGTTTTGCAATATTCCTACGGGTTATTCCTATTGGTGTTCCCACCTCAATTAGACGACCCACATCGCCTTATCACCCAACCAGTTTCCCTACAGCGTTGCCCTCGGTACTCAAGGTTAAGCGGTATCCCGCTTGTGTACTCAAGTTCGGTTACCCAAACCGCAAATCAGTTACACTTCTGACTCACTTTATCCTACTTTCGTAGTTTATTTTATGGACTATACACGGCCCAATATCTTTATCAGATTAAATGTCTCATAATCAACCCGAAGGTCTCATAATCAACTACTGAACGGATAATCTAATTTTTCAAAGAACTTTTCAGGACTTTTCCTGATTTGTTTTACAAAGTTAAGTGATTTATTTCAATCTGTCAAGTACTTTGTGAACTTTTTTTTAATTTTCTTCGGTTGAGGTGTATTCTACATAAACATCCTCGGTACCGTGAGCAATTGCTCTACTGTGTGCAAAATTGGCGTTTGGTGTATAACACGTAAGACCTTCTTTTGTTTTGTAAGAGTAAATTGCGTTGTCGATAATTTGTGTTCCTTCGTTCATAATTTGTTATTTATAGTACAAAGATATAATAAATACTTGGATTGGTCAAGAAGGTTACAGAACTTTTCTCATAATATCTTTAATTCTGTCGGTTTCTTCTTTTAAACTTGAGTTATCCTCTTTAACAATATCCGATAAAGGTGATTTACCTTTAGCTAGTGCTATTATTGGATCTAAAAAACTTAAGGGTCCTAATTTGATTTTTCCTTCTTTTGATTTGTCAGGACTATCAACATCAATATCCTCAATTTCATCTGATTCAGATTCTTTACCTATGTTGAATCTTCTTACAACTTGTTTAGCCTTCATTTCCTCACCTGGTTTTTTTCTACCTCCAGCGTTTCTAGTTACAAAGAACTCAACAGCATCATCAACGTTGTCAAATCTATTATTAAGTGATGAACCTTCTTTAGCTAAAAACTCAACCATTGCATCGGCAGCACCTTCAGCGTCATTTAATCTATCAGGATTACCCTCAAAACCATAATGTTTGTAGTTACCCCTACCGGTAATTTGGTTAAAACCTCTACCACGAAACTTATAACCATCACCAGGTTGGGTATTACCAAGGCCAGGGCCGGCGCCTTCAGGACCGTAAACATAGTTAAAGAATGCCTCATCGTCAGACTTCAGTCTATTTAGTTTAGAATCACTCAATCTTTTTGTAGATGAGAATATTTGTCTAATTCTATTATTTGATGTTGATCCATAACCAACTTCATTTTGAGGTATAAATCCACTTTCTTTACCGATTGTTCCTAAAATCGCTGCTTGTACTATAGGATTTGTAATTCCGGTTTGTTTTAACTTTTTGATAATTAAATCAATATTAGAAGCCGCTTCACCTTTGTAAAAATTTTGAGTTAAACCAACCATTTCAGTTGATTTAGGTTTTTCGACATTTTTTGGTTTTTCTCTATCTTTAGAACTACCACCAACTTTTTTAACACCAACATGAATATGGTCATAGTGGTTAGGAACTCTCCAACCAAACTGATATCTATATCCTCCTACATTAACATTTAACCAACTACCACCTTTATAATCACTATTGGATCCTCCGTTCCATTTATCCATAATACAAGCCAATAATTTGTCACCAGCTTTACCACTTGTTGGTATATCTATTGCATAAGCAGATTCATTACCTTCATAATGATCTGAAACATTACCTGATGCTGTTTGGACTCTTGATCTTTTTTGTGATGATAATGGGTTTGATCTACCGCTACATTTAGCTGCAATTTTGGCAACTTCTAACGCTCTCGGCATAGATCCGTCCCAATCACCACCAACGCCACCGCCGGTTACTTTACCACTATCTACAGGTCCTGTTGGGAAGCCCATCGAATCAACTTCGTTTAGAATATTAGACATTTAAATAAAAAAGTTTTTATATAAATACCTCTTCATTTAAAAACCACTCAGGAACTTCTCGGTTTTTCCAAACACAGAAATTTTTTTTAGCCCCTATGTAGTAATTCCTATAAGACTCAACCACATCGATTACCTTATATTCATCAGGCATCGCTTTGGGTGGTGTGGTGAAACCGATGTCAACAATATTAGGTTTATTGATGATACACCATTCGATTACATCTTGAGATTTGTGTCGTTTACCATAACGATAGGTATACTCCTTACTGAGTTCTAACCCAAGATCGCAGAGGTATAAATAGTTGGATAAACTCTCACGAGTCCATATCGCACAAGGGTGATTTTTGTGAGATAATTTGTACGGGACTTGGGGGGTGACTTGGGGGGTCATATGATGGACTCCACATAGTAATTGTGCGGTTTCCAAAATCATTTTAACTACGTGCTTATCACAGTGATATTGTGCACACTTTTGGGTATCAAAATCTAAAAAGAAAATATTCATACCACAAATATAGTAAAAAAATCTTTACTGATTCAAATGTGTCATTAAAACTCCCCCTAAAGAGGTTGCATGGATCTCTAAATGATTAATTGACTCCATGTCTAACTTTGTTTTTCGTTTTGTATAATCAAGACCCATAATACCGATAAACTTATCATCTATGGTTTTGATTGCGAAGATATAACCTGATTTACAACCATTTTCTTCGGCGATATACTTAAGACCGTATGTTGCGGTTGACTCATCTTTAAAGTCGGGAATTTCGATTACATCGTTTTGTAATAATTGATTGATCGATTTTGAAAATAGGTTTACGGGAATGTTGTGAAAACTTGATTGGATTGATGATGCGTTTTGACTCACGGTCTCATATATAATTGAAAACTTCGCCATAGATCTTCCTGTCGGGTAAAAGTTACCTCCGTTGTGAAACTGAGCAACCCACACCCTATCAGATCCAAATTCTTCTTTTATATGATCTATCTTTGAGTTCACCAACTCACTAACCCTCAAGGTATCCATAACCATATCAGGTTTTTTCTTTTTCTTATCTAAAAGATGTTTGATATATAATATTGCGATTGGCCCTATTACCCCTGTTATAAATGCAATTAATACTGATGCTAAATTTTCCATAGTTATCTAATAAATATTATATAAACAAAAAAAACCCACCGAAGTGAGTTTTTTCTTATTCTAAAAGATTAGGCCTTGTTTTTGTCAACAATAGACCAAATGGCACCTGCCAATGTGGTAGCACCACCCAAGATTTCTTGAACTAATGAGTCGTCAATCAATCCTTTCATCACAAGGATACCACCGATGAATGTCACCGCGTGTCTAACGATACCCAATAATTGTTCTTTTGTTAATTTCATAGTAAAACTATTTAAAGGTTTATTTTACTATAAATATCCACCAATTACCGATCTTTATGGGTAAACCAAGAATAGAAGAAATAAACAATAACCAAAGTTGGTACGGTTAAGGCCAATAAAGTTTGTTCTGTTAACATAATGTTTTTTTATTATAATAACGAAAATATTTCGTTAAAGTAGGTGTTAGAGTAAGTTTTTTAGCATTTAGTTAATTTCGATTAGCATTTGACTTCCTATTACCCCAAATTGTTTTATCCCAACCAGTTATTGCTGGAAATAAAATTAATAACCCCATAATTCCAAAAAAAACACTGGTAAAACTTATATTGTTATTGATATAAAAACTCACCAAATAAGCCCCTAACATTACGATGGATACGGATATTGCTGATTTTAAAAAATTTATTGTTCTTTTCATATTTTTTAAGTTTTGTGGTCCCACCTGGGCTCGAACCAGGGACCTAATGATTATGAGTCATTTGCTCTGACCAACTGAGCTATAGGACCTAATGGAATTTTATTTTCCAATCATATGATATTCCATCAATTCCGTTGCTTTAGCAACTGCAAGATCTTTGGTTTTGAATCCTTTATCAATAGTTTTCTTAGAATGGAAAATTTGATAATCTGTAGATCCGACTTGTGGTTTACCTCCACGCTCTTTATTCACTTTCATAGTGTCCTTAGCGTAGATGTCATAAAAACCTACTTTACAAATGTAACGTCCTTTAGTTTGTCCTTTACCCATTTTTTCTTTTTTTTATTTAGTGAAACAATAATACAAATATAGTGATTTTATTTAATATAACAATTGAATTGTTTTTTTTTTAATTAAGTTCTTGAACTTGTTTCATTACATCAGTTACATCTTCTTCTGTCAAGTATCCGATGACATCATTTGTCACAGGAGTTTCATAAGTAAGGTCACCATCTTTATCAAGAACGGCAATCTCAAAAAGACCATCTTTTCCACCATATGAATAAGTATGTGATACAACAGATACACCATATCCATTTTCAAATGTCATGCGAGCTTGTTTACCGACCATAAATCCGTCGTTCATTGGGAAAAAAGGTAAATCTTGAAATTTTTTCATAATGGTTAATTTTTTAAAAATGTTTGGCGGTCCATGCGAGAATCGAACTCGCGGCTCATCCGTGACAGGGATGAATGTTAGCCACTACACCAATGGACCAAGTTAAAAAAAGGTTCTGAATCATCCCTCCACTAATGAGGAGAACCTTTTAAGTTCGTAGTATTTAGTGTCATAGTATCCCACACCGATATGACTAAGATTCGTTAGCCCATAGTAACCATCCCCGGTGGGTTTCTACTTTCATACTCCGTCTTTATTCTATCTCACCATCAATACGGGTGGAATCAAACTTAGCGTTCAGTACTATCCTCAGGACGGTCTTCCCTTACCCCCAAAGTTACGTGGTGGGTCTCACTCGGAAGTTGAGTGTATATTGTAGAATTGTCCAATATTTCTACAACTTGTGGATTGTATTACGATCACTTAAGATCCCTAATCCCCTCCATCCATAATGGGGAATCCTCGTTTGTTCGTGTAGCCTCCCCCATAGCCTTGAAGCCTTCAAGTCAGGTTCACACACCATGACAGTCGGATACGTCTGCCAATCGTGGGGTCTTAAATAGAGTATGACGTATGCTCGTCCTGTAGTTGTTTCCATCCGCGGACTCACGGTTCTCTCTATGTTTGTCTTACAAATATAAGTTATCTATTTGAATTTACCAAGAATTAAATCAATAATTCTATTTTTTTTCTGTTTCCCAATTGTTTTTGGTTCTGGTGTTTCAGTATCAGTCATTACCCATATTTTAGTGTCACCAACATACTTACCTTGAAGTGCCATAAGGTAGGACTCATGTAAATGTGATGGTATGTTTGTGAAATCTGCGGTAACCTCAACTGGTAATTCATGATCAGAACCTACAATTGATATTGTGTTTTTTACTTTAACAATTGGTTTTGCATCAATAGTTAATTTGTTTGTGTTT